GTCACCGATACCAGTGGGACGGATTATGATGTGGTGGGGAGTGCTACGGATAGTTGGACAATAGATTTCTGGGTGCAGCATACTGACCATGCTGGGACAGAATTGTATATGACGCAGGGTTCAGACGATAATAATGCTTGGTCGCTTGAACACGTTCACGGTTTCGGGATTGGGTTTAGGGCATTTGACACTTCTGCTTTGATAATCTCTACTGGTTGGGCGGGTGAAATTACAGACCTAAAGTGGCACCATGTAGCTGTTGTAAAGTCTGCTAATCATTATGGAGTGTATCTTGATGGTGTTCAGGTTAATTATACTAATGATTCTTCAACAACAACACCGACTGGTTCTTTAATCATAGGGAAGTCTATTGCTGCTGTAAATTACTTTAACGGCTACATGGAACAAGTCCAGATCACCAAGGCGAATAAGTTTGGTGTGGTTCCGATTGAGCAGCCATTCACCTGGCTTGCTTTAGAGAACTCAACTGACGATGGATCAGGAGCTAATTCATTTACCGATATAGGAACGCCTACATATACAGCAGGTAAGCTAAGCAACGCTCTGACGTTAGATGGGTCAACGGATGCTCTTGGTGCAGATGCACTACAGACAGACATAGCCTCAGACACTACTGGCTCTATAGCTTTCTGGTATAATCCTGATACGGCTAGTGCTGACGGAACATTCTTCGCTATTTCTGACAAGGATGCTCCACAGAATATCCTTTGGTTAACTTATCTACGCAACGCAAACCCAAGGATTCAACTTGCAATTAAGCAAGGTGGTTCAAATCTAGTCATCACGCAGTCGGCTAATAATAGTATTCCTAACTCAGACACTTGGACTCATGTGGTTATTGTTCAAGACGGTGTTGAGCCAACAATCTATATCAATGGAGCAGAAACTGTCAAACAGGATATTGTAACTACCACTGAGTCTGCTTGGATGTCATCCGTCACTAATTCTGACAGTGGAAGAATTGGTTGTTACATTCAGAATGGTGGAGGAAACACAGAGTTCTTAGAAGGGCAGGTCGACGACTTCAGGTATTACCAGAACACAGCTTTAACGGCAGAACAGGTTGCACAGCTTTATAACTTAGGCAACGGAACAGAAGGATACGGGATACTATAATGCCAGTACCAACAGAAGTCTTAACGCAGAATACAATCACACCACCGGTAGAGGAGTATGGGCCTCCTGATGTAAGCTTCGATGCTCCTGATACGCCCTTTGCGTTATCTCTATCGTTGCTTGTACCGGTTGCTGCGGTGTCCTATTCTAGTCCTGGGCAGTTCCCGTTGACATTGGCTTTACCTGTTCCAATGGTAGAGACAGAAGTAACTGTTCTACCGGCAACACAAGCTCTAACGTTGACTCTTAATGCTCCTTCGTTGACTATAAGCAGTACTGAAGATGCGGCAGGACCACAGACATTAGCGTTGACATTACTTGCACCAAGCTTGGTCATTGACTCGAACCCAAGAGCACCTACATTTAATATGCTTCTTACTGGGCCTAATCAACTTAAGCCTGATTATGGTTATTTATCAGTAACAATCAAACGTTACATTAGTGACCCCATCAGAACAGGTGGCTGTCCGCAGTGTGGAACGTTCTTATACCCGGAGTACGGAGCAAAGGAACTTAGGTCAGAAGCAGTACTCTCTGGAAGAAACTTTGACATTGAAGGAGAAGACAGATACATTAGGTGTGCTAGATGTAATTGGCTGGTAAAACCAAAGAGATCTCCATCGCATCGTAAGGGTTCTTATACAGGGTGGGGATTACAGTACGATGAAATAGAAGCAGGGGAATCGGACATTTCGTTCCCATAACCAAAAGGAGAAACAATCATGGAAGAACTGAACATTATTCAAAAGTTGTTAGGTAATGACATGGTGAACATAATCACTGCAATCGTTACCGTAGGAGCCGCAATCTCGGCTGTACTACCATCTAAGATAGGCAAAGACGGTTGGTTTGGACAACTGCTACAGCTTGTCGTTGACGTTGGGAATGCCGTTGGCTTAAACTTTGGTAAAGCAAAGAATGCGGATGACGCCTAATGATGCAGATCATTGGTACCGTCTTAACTATTATCAAGTTCTTATTCAAGCTCAATAGCGAGAGCAATAAGAAGAAAGCTAAAGAGAAAGCAGAACTTGGGAAGGAGCTGATCGATGCATTGGCAGAAACTAACAAGGCTCGGCGTGCTTCTTATCTTAACAATGTCGTTGTCAAGTTGCGTAAGTAGTGGCATAACCCTCTACCCAATACAGACGACAGACTTCTACGTTGAAGATAATGGAGACGTGTGCATGTCCGAGTTCTACTTCAAAGAAGTATTGCAAGCAAAGATAAAGGAGAAATAATGACAAGAGGAGAGATCAGAGATATAGCCCGAAAGAGGCTAGGTGAAACCACCTCAGCCTTCTGGACGGACACAGAGCTGAATACCTACATAAACCTCGGGTGTAAAAACATTGCTTGGAGAACTAAGTGTCTTAGAGACGTTGGCTACATAAACGTCGCTAGTTGTGACCCGAACTCTACAGCAGCTGTCACTACAGAGTGGGTTATATCCTCTGATCTCGATACCAATGCTTTTGCCATTAATGAGGTTTATTTCAAGAGGGAGAACACTACCTACCGAAGAATACTCCCTGCAGCTAGGGAGGAGCTTGATGTTGAGACAGAGGAATGGCAGAGTCTTGTAGGGTACACCAATATCCTTGACGCAGGAACAAACCTGTCCTTCACAGGAAGTGGTTTAGATGACATGACCTTTGGTGGAACGTACAGTGGTGATGCTGCATCAGAGATATTGTACCGAGTGGTAATCGATGCGACAGGGACGCCTGATACTTTTGAATGGTTTAAGGGTGGGGTGTCACAAGCATCCGGAGTATCTATTACTGGCTCCGCTCAGTCCTTATCTGATGGGTTCACTGTTACCTTCTTAGCTACCACAGGACACACGGTAGCTGATTACTGGGAGTGGGGTTCACCTACGATTACCTACAACTATAACTCACAGACAAGTGAGCCGTTGCAGTATTACTGGGTTTACGAAGAGGATGTGTTTGGTATCTATCCTCCTCCAAGTGACCTGCATGATGGTGCGCCTCTGAAGATATATTATTCTAAAGACCATATTGATATGTCAGCAGACTCGGCAGTTCCAACGTTACCTATCAACCTCCATCTTGCTGCCATAGATTACACGGTGGCATCAGGACTTGAGGATCGTGGTTGGGGTGAACGGGCTAACGACCATTGGAACAAGTACATCAAGAAGCTTCAGGACTATGGTATTGAGAAGGGCAAGCAACGTGAGGACGAGGAGATCATAATGAAGAACTACCGTAACGTAAGGATTAGTTAATGACAATATCATCTATCGTAAAAGAGTGGTACATTAAGACCATGCCTGGCATGAACTCTAAGGTTGAGGACTTTGACCTTAAAGACAAGTGGGCTGAGATTGCACAGAACTGTCGGTTTGAGGATGAGCCAGGTGCTTTGAACAAGAGAGAGCCATCCTCTTACCTAAACACTACAGCTTTGGGTGGCTCTTTAGGTGACCCAATGGTAGGACTGTACCGATATTATACATCAACTGGGTTGATTACGTGGGTAGCCGTATCCGGAACAAGTGCCTACACTGTGACTGATGCGGGTGTTGCCACAGAGATTAGAGCTAATTTATCAGATGCCAAGAGATGTTCGTTCGAAACCTACCAAGATCAGCTAATCGTCTCAAATGGCTTTGACGACGCTTGGGTGTGGGATGGTGCCTCAGACAACGTTACTTGGGAATTAGGTGGCTGTAAGGCTATCCTAGGCGCAGCAGGAGGCAACCTAGATGCGTCTAGCGACTATTATTACGCTGTAACCTATGATGATGATGCTGTCAACACAGGTGCCGTGTCTAATACCGTATCCACTGATGGAACAAACTTCAGGATAGAGCTGTCCAATATCCCGCGTGGCCCCGTAGGAACAACCAACCGTAAGATTTATCGTACGGAAGGTGACGGCTCTGCATTAAAACTCCTAACAACCATCGCAGATAATACCACAACCACATACTCAGATAACGTTGCGGATGGATCATTGACGACAGCCTATCCAGCAGTTACTGATGATATGCCCAAAGGTTCTATCCTGAAAATGCATAGGGAGAGGCTATTCATTACAGCCGATCCTAACAACCCGAACACCATATATTACTCTAACCCTTACCTGCCTCATTTCATACAGCAGACACAGGGTCTTGATTTCATGGAGATTAACCCTGATGATGGTGATGAGATCATGGGTATTCCCATCCAGCTTGAGAAGATGGTCTGCATTAAGAAGAACACGATCAGGAAAGTCCACGTTACCTCCGCTGTCTCTGGTGCAGATCCGACAACGTGGTACGCTGACGATCCTATTGCATGGATAGGAAGTCCAGCTCAGTGGTCTATTACTCAGACACCTAATGGTGTAGTCTTTCTTGGGTGGGATCACTGGTACCTGTTTGATGGAGCAAGCGCGCAACCGGTCTTTGATGAGTTTGACACAGGAGATATTCTTGAGTCCAACTTCAATGATGTTGTAGGGTACTGGCACAAGGAGAACTTCATTGCTGGTTACACAGACAAGACCTCTGCTGCAGCAACGCACAACAGGTTGCTTGTGTATAACTTAAAGAGGCAAGCTCTATCCTTTGACCTATGGACAGGCGTTGACATCACTGGTCCTAACTGCTTTGGTTCAAGGATTGGAGATGACGAGCAAGGTGACCTATACGTTGGTGACTCTGTGAATGGTTACATCATCAAGGAGAAAGACACGGACAGCGTTTACAGACTAAGGACAAAGACAGAGGCTAACGATTACTTTAACGAAGGACTGTCAGGTTCAGTTGACCCTGATGAAACACACGATATATTTGTCGGAGGAACAGAGAACGCTCCGTACATAGAACTGGGTGCAGAGGTATCAGCCGACGTTATTCCTGATGACATTGTAATCTTTTGGGACAACGAAGTGACAGACCCTGGCTCTGGTTGGACAGAGATAACCGGTAACGAAGACAAGCTGATTAAGATAAATGCAACGGCTGGTACTTCCGACGCTGGTACTTCACACAATCACTTATTGACTGGTTCAATTCCTCAATGGACTGCTGCTGTCACTAACGTTGGAGATGGTAACCCTAATGCAATTGCTCAACACACGCACGAAGTCTCGGCTAACTCTGACGGTGCAACTCCTATACCACGAAGCATTGTGTACAGAATGTTTAAGAAGAACAACTCTACTGTTGAGAATGAGTTTCCTGATGGAGCTTTAATCTTCTGGGATCAAGCAACACCACCAGAGGGATGGATTGAATCAACGGACATAGGATATTATGTGGTTCAAGGAACAGCAGACTTAGCCACTCAAGTACCTTCTCAGCATGACCATACGTTCACTAACATACCAACTGGGACAGCAGCAGGTAACTTAGCTCAGTCTGACAGTGGTGACTTGGCTCCAAGATTTGGTCACAACCATACAATAACTGGGATCATAAGCACCGAAACGTTGGAAACTTGGGAAGTTGATTACGTTGCTATGGCACTCATCAAGAAGGTTGGTGAGACAAGTTCTTGGGATGGCATAGATAAGTATTGCTATGCTCTCTTTGCCTCTGCGACTGCTGCTAGTGATGGGTGGACTGATGAGACTGCAACCTATACCGGAAGGTTCTTAAAGATTGGTGATGGTGCGCCAGTAACAGGGGACGCAGCCAACGCTAGCCACAACCATACGGCTGGAGTATTCACCACCAGCACAGAGAGTGCGACTTGGGGGAATGGTGGGTATCATGCTCATGGGTACGTGGCTCCTCATACTCACCAAGTTACGCTATCGAGCACAGCAAAGGATTTAGGAACGCCACCTTCTATTACTTTCAGGCTTTTCAAGAGAGTGCTAGGGACGATGAAGCCTTACAACAATGCGGGCACTGTTTCCGTAACAGCAGGGACATGGGTATCTCCATGCGCTCAGATTGATTCTGACTCTTTGTTAAAGATATACTGGAATGAAACTCTCGTAGGATCTGATGATATAATTTTACACACAAGGACCGGTCTGACCCAAGTTGCCTGCGAAGCAGCTTCGTGGTCAGCCGGCCTAACCAATCCTAACGGCTCTGACATCCTCTCGTCTGCCAGTAGTTTTCTTCAGTACAAGATAGAGTTCACGGCTACTGACTCGACAGTCTCTAATCCAAGAGTTTCCTTTACTGATGGATATGTGGTAAAGTATGAGTACCACGGAGGAGTGACCGTTGCTGAAACATCTGTGAACTTTAGGTACAGAGTAGGATTAAGGAACTTTAACATGCCCTCTATGGACAAAATCTTTAAGAAGATTATCAGCCGGCACGTTGGAGAGTTTGGGTCTTTCAATGTTTTGTGGGAGACAGAGAACGCTACTGGAACGTTTCTTGTTTCTCTTGACGACTACCCTACTCAGTGGGATAGTTATTTCCCGTCGACAGCGTATGGGAAAGAAGTTAACTTTGAAGTACAGAAGAATGACCTTTACAACTTTAAGATGTCAGAGATTAAAGGGTTGTTCTCACCGCATAGGACTATCATATGATCGATAAGAATGCTGACATGACAAGCATGGAGAACTCACAGGTCAATACTCTTAACAGTATTCTTGATAGCATCAGGACTCAAGCGTTGTCGGTTAAGGTATCGTCTATACTACCAACAGCACAAACGGTTGCAGAAGGACAGGTTGTTATTTATGACGACGGAGCAGGAACAAAAAGACTTTACGTCGTTACGGCAAAGAAAAATCTAGGTTACGTAACATTAACATAAGGAGGATAATATGCCAGCATGGTTAGCCCCAATGTTAGCTTCCGCAGCAGTCGGAGCTGGACAATCAGCATTAAATAATTGGATGTCGAAGGATGGGGAGCAGGGATATGATATGCCAATGCTGACTAACTCCCCTTATGATGCAACAAATATGCAGTTGATGGCTCAGATGGGTCAGCAAGGTGCTATCAATTCTCAAGCTGGTAGGCTTGATCCCGGAGCACAGATACTCTTAGAACAGATACGCAAGCGTCAGCAAGCAGAACTGGACAGACAGTACTTCGGTGACCCCGGTCAAAGAGGTGGGTCTATGATGGATATGGCTATGTCTGCTGGTTCTATGTCAGGCGTGGGTCCAAAGGGTCTTAACAAATCAATACTGCCACGTGTTATGAATGATTATGCCAGTAGGAACTCACAGATTATGAACTATATTGACAGCTTAGAGTTCTCTGGTTTGCAAAAGAATAAAGAGCAGTCCTACAACATGATGAAGGGTATGCCCAGAAGCAATGAGCTTCCTTACCAAGGTCAAGTGGTCAGCATGAACACTCCCGGACAGCAGGGTAACCTTGACTTGAGTGGGATTGATTGGGTTGAGGCGTTAGCTAAAGGAGGAGATAAGAACAAGACAGATGGTACTGGGTCTCCTTACACGTATGATCACCCTATTGGGCCAGTACAGTCTCAGTATGACACATGGGCTCCGGTTGCAGGTGGAGGGTATGTAGCTGGGAATCAACAGCAGGTAACTCCACAAGCGTTGCCAGCATTGCCGGCACAGTACCAAGCACCTGGGAGTAATATACCTCAGAATTATGATTGGATGAAGATACCTCAGTATGACTTACCGATAGGAGGGATGTAATGGTTAACGTTAAATCAGTTAGACAATCAGTCCCTGCTCAGACCACACCTCTGATAGCAGGCGCAGCTCAAGGCTTCGGAAAGTTCTTTGAGGTGCAACAAGCAAAGAAGGCACAGGAACAGGAGAACATGATGAGCATTCTCCCTGCTCTTGCCTCCATACGGGCACTACAGCCTGCTATGGAAGGAGAGGAAGGTGCTATTGACATGGGTGGTGGAAACTATCTCAAGATCGTAACACCTCAACAAACATCACAGGACAAGCTTGCTGATGCAAGGACAAAGCAAGTGGAGTATTCCATGTCAGCTAAAGGTCAGGCAGCGGAAGCTACCATTGAGTTTCAGAATGACAACGCTATCATGCTCGATGGACAAGAGCGTAAGAAGAAGGGTAGTAGACAGAAGATAATTGATGAGTTCTATGCCAGTGCTCTAAAAACTTTTGGAGATGAAGAGTCAACTGCAGGTGGTACTGTTCCTGTCTTTAATCCCAAAACAGGTGAAACGGCTATGGCTCCTCCTGATGTAGCTGCACAACTCATAGCTTCAGGGGAATACACTTCTCCTCCTGGTGATCAGGAAGAAGGTGGGGGGTTACTTGGACCTGTTGCAAAGGGATTGATTGGGTTACCTGCTGCTGCTGGAGCAATGCGTATGGGATTCAAAGCATTGCCTCATATGATCAAAGGTGGAGGTAGAGCGTTTGGCCCTTGGGGTATGGGAGCATCAGCTCTCGCAACTGGAGGTTTGATGTTGCATGATTACATGAATAAGAACAAAGATGCCTCTAACATAAACCAAGCAGCACCAATTCCAGTAACACCACAACAACAGTTACCAATGCCAGTACCACAACAAGCACAACAGTCACCACCAGTTCTTTACCCAGATAGGTAATATGCCAAACCTACATGAAATCTTTAAGAACTTACCTAAGCAGCCTGCACCTAGGTCTAAGAATCCCTTTGCTCAAGCAGCCACACAGATAACAGGTGGTGTGAAAGAGGGAACTCTTGGGATCATGAAGGGTATGTCTGACCTTGGAGTCGCTACTGGCTCTGTGTTCGGTGATGAGAAGCTTAAGAAGAAGTCCGAGAAACTCTCCCAATACTTTGCAGGACAATTAAACAGACCTGATGTTGTCAAGGGCCGTGAGGTTATGGCTAACTGGCAGAACCCGGTACAGAAGTCTCTGCGCCTACTGGGTAACGCTGCGCCTTCTATTGTATCAGCATGGACAGGTGGAGGCATAGGTGCTGCTGTTGGTCGTAAGGCTTTAGCTGGTAAGGCAGGGAGATCCCTACTAGCTGGTGGGTTGAGCAAGTTTGGGAAGGATGTAACGAGAGCAAACCTAACCAAGTATGCTCCGAAGGTAACAGGGTATCTTGGTGCTGTCGCTGGCTCTATACCACTGGGTACTTCCATTGCTGGTTCGTATTGGGAGGAAGGTGTTGCACATGGCAAAGACCCTAAGGACAAAGGTCACTATGCTATGGCTCTCACCGACGGGGTTGCACAGTCCTTACTTGAAGCCATGCCATTCATGGGTTGGATGAAGGGTGGGAAGCTCCATAAGAGAGTGCTAAGAACAGCACTACAAGAGGGTGGTGAGGAAGTTATACAAGGGTTTCTTGAGAACTCCTTAAAGATCGTTGGTTGGAAGGGAACAGAGAACCTTTACAATGACATGATGACAGGCATAGCTGAAAACTTTGTAGCTGGTGCGCTGTCTGGTGGTTTACTGGGTACAGTCCCACGCTTGTCTGTTACCAGAGCTGATATGATCCACGACATTAAGAACAACGTTGGTAAGACAGTCTATAAACAAGCAACAGAACAAGGACACATGACCAACGGTGAGCCTACCACACTTGAGCAAGTCATGGAAGTTACGGAAGCCCTTGTTAAAGAAGTTGACATCCACGATGACCTCTTACTACCAGTGCTGCAGAAGAAGTTAAAAGAATCTATGGGTATGAAGAGTGAGAAGAAAGCTACCGGAGACCACGAGGTTGTTCAGAGAGCGAAGATACAGGACGGTGCCATTGCTTCTACATCAGATGATACCTACGCACGTAAGCCTATTGGCAGAGATGTTAAGCGAGAGGAGAACAGACGGTCAAGGATTGAGTTTGTTTGGCAGGACATACAATATAAGATTGGTGGTAAGTTTGTGGAGTGGTCTAAGATACCGGAGATCATTCGTTGGAACATACAGAACAACCCCAAGATGAACATTGTTAAAGACATTGCAGGTAACTTAAAACAAGTTGCCGACGAGGAATTAGATAGATTTATTGTACACACTAAGGGACGAGAGAACTACAGCAACCCATTAGCAGATGTATTCTTTGGACCATTAAGACAGCAAGAGACTCAGACATGGAAGAACAGCTCCGTAGAACAAGAGGAGAAGGCCGGCATACATGGTGACATATGGATACGTGACTTACCAGAGCAGATCAAGAAGCTAGGGTTAAACCCTCGTGAGATTGAGTTCGTAGGTGCAGGTTCAGACGATGCTCTTAAAACTTTCATACAAGTATGGAACAAGCAGAACCCCGACAATCAAATAGTCCTCACCAAGCAGGCGTTGGGAGCTAAGGTCAGACCAGGCAAGAGAGGTAAGGCTACTCTTCCTCTATGGGATTACTTTAAGACCAGCCAAGAGAAACTGGTAGAAGATGGCACAGACTTGCTTGACCTTGCAGCAGAAGAAGCTATGGAAGGGTCTGAGAAGAAGGCAGCCTATGGCGACCAGCCTACTTACTTGAGGATGGTACACTCAGCCATAGAGAACGCTTGGAAGGCTGCTAATGATGTGGCTGATGGACACCCGGTAAAAGTAGCTGCTGAGATGTTGGCACAGATAGCCAATGGGAGAGTGTTCGTTGCTGCTGGTCTTGAGTTACCTACTGTCCAAGACGTAGCCGCGCTGTTCAGTGTATTTAGAAACCCCTTCCTTGAGATAACACAAGTCGTCTATGTCAACCCAGATACCAACAAGATCATTGAGCATGAAGCTATCACTGTAGGACTTCCCGGTAAAACTGTTATAGACACAATAGGTACAGCCGAGAAGGCTAAGCGTATGGGAGCACAGTACTACGTCCTTCATAATCACCCTGGAGGAAAGGTTGCTCCATCTAAACAAGACATGACTACCCACAAGTCGCTGACAAAGGACAAGGCGTACAGAGGACACATAATCCTCGACCATAAAGACTTTGCTTTTATCAATAGAGATGGAACAGTGGATACTAATGTTCATGAGAAAGCTAAACTTACTGACTTCAACGTGGGTAAGAAACCAATACAGAAGCCGTTAGATTCTATTGAAAAGATAACTGATTTCACAAACAACCAGTTCAGGAATGGTAAGATCACCCTGTTCCTAACCAACATTGATAACCTCATTAGCGTTGTTTACATTGGTACTGACAATGTTGTAAAGGATATTCGTAGAGCTATGAGAGATAACATGGCTCAGGGTTATTTGATAGGAGCTAAAGAGGAAGCTGTAATACCTGACAACATACCCGAAGGTGCTCAAGGCGTTATCATCCACAATACTGATGGGTCATATGACGTTAGACCAGTTGACTTAGACAAGCAAACTTTAGTTGGGTGGCCTAGTGTTAAGAGTCAACCGAAGGTATCGTTGACCACCATGCTCACCGAGCAACAGCCAGGCGAGGCTATCAAGGATGAGGAGCGTGTGCCTGGCATGTTGGGTCAGGGTTGGAAAGCAGAGGACAGGATATTCCCAGAAGGTACTCCAAGAGATGTGGTTGCTAAGCAAAGCCTGACACCTGAGACTAAGGAGAAGGGCAAAGCATTCAAAGATTTGATGAGGAAGAAGCAGGTCAAGTTCCCACCGGTTACAGAGGTGCCTGAGAAGGCTAAGGCACAGACACGCAACGCTAACCTAGTCAACGATGCTATGCGTACGATCAATAAGGGCACGACACCTGTACCTGACGTCAAGTCTGTACCGGGTATGCTACGTCAAGCAGGGTTCTCTGTTGTCAGCAACGAAGAGTTTGAGACGATGGAACAGCCTGTGGGTCAAATCATATATCACACCACCAATTCAGACGTGGCAGCACAGATAAGGGAGAAGGGTTTTTATCGTTCTTCTGATCCTGAATGGTTTGGTAATTTTGGTAAACCTTCTGGTACGTGGTTTGGAAACCCTGCAGATTGGCAGTTCCTATGGGACGAGAATCTTGGTGGTAGGGATGCCGACAAGAGAGAGGTTGTAGAGGCTAAGCTTGCAGACGATACTAAGGTGTGGGAAGGTGGCACTCTTGAGGATGTTGAGAAATACCTTGGCAAGAAGATAAGCTCCTATAGTTATAAGACAGAGCCTATTGTTGTTAGCGCACGCATGAAAGAGGCTATAAAGGAAGATAACCCACAATATACTGATGCAGAAGTAAGGGCACATGCCTTAAAGTGGACCAAGGATGGTACTACTGTCAGAGGTGAGACGTTCCAAATGATGCGTGACCTTGTTCATAAGCTTAAGAAGGACGGCTATGATGGAATCCATTACGTTCCTTCATTCCAGAGTCAAGACTACAGCATAAGTAACATGAGTTATATTATGAATAATCCTTGGGAAGGATGGGATGCTGAGTCCACAGTCATATGGAATAACGAGAAGATTTATGTGGCAGGTCAGCAAGGCACAGTTGACCCCAACAGTCAGAGTGAAGGTGGTGACATAGCTGAGCTTGCCCAAACCATCAAGCCTGTACTATCTGAGGTGGTTGGTAACATCAAGGTTCCGCTTGGCAGGGTAGGCGAGACCACTCCGGGCAAAGGTATATGCGACAGGACGTGTCAGGTCATGGTGGAGACGCTCAAGAAGGCTGGCTTCATTGCCAATGTCAAGGAGATCAAGGCTAAGTCACCTGTGGGACCCTTCCAGATTACCCATAGAGTAGCTCAGGTTGTCCTCAATGGTGCGAAGTACCTCATAGATGACCCTCAGCATAGGTTTATAAAGGAAGGCGGTAAGGACGAAGGTGGCTGGTTGTCAGGTCATGACCCAATGAGGCATGGGTTTGAGGGGCCCTTCCAGCCATACGGTGGGATGGTTGAGGATATTGGCGACTTGGCTCAAATGTTCACAAAGGAAGGGTTATACCTAGAGGACTTTGACACTACTCTTAAGTTCACTGACATTGAAAAGAGAGGTGCTTACACCTACGGTAAGATTAAAGGTGACCCCAACCATGTTGTAAGAATACAGACGCAAGACATAGAAACTGGCTCAGGATATTCCATTGAGTACAGGATGATAACTGGTGCAGCCGTGTGGATCAAGGAGTTCTTCCAGCCTGAAGTCTTTGAGGAGAACGAGGTAACGTTGAAGGCGTACAAAGACGGTACCATAGGAACGGACATCAAAGGGGTGGAAGTGTTGAGCCATAACACATGGCAGGTAGGCGACAAGTACATACCAGGTGCTAAAGGCACTGCTAAACAGCCAGGTCCTATCCAGCTCCCACAACAGACTCCGGGTAAGAAGCTCAAGGGTGAGGAGAAGTGGAAGGCAGAGCAAGCCTACCGAATGACTATTACTGATGCGATTAACGAGAGGATACTGAAGGAGGAGAAGGCAGACCTAGAGCTGACCAAACCTAGCAAGACGAAGGAACAGCTCATCAAGGAACGTGAGGCTATGGCTAAGGCACCGGTTGAGGAGAAGGCGAAGCGTATCACCCAAGAGGATTTGCAGAGGATATTTAAGACTGGGGTCAAGCCTGACCTAAAGGTTGGCTTTGGTAAGAAGACAGGTGTAGAGCCAGTAGGAGCAGAGGCAGGTACTAAGTTAGGGTTTAAGGCAGACCTATTCCCATCTCACACAGCACTGATGGAAACGTTGGACGAGTTAAGCCGGCTTATGGATAGAGTTGAAGGCATTGGCACAGACGCTACCATGAAGGTACGTAAGTTCTTCAAGAAGTTTGGTGGAGGGAAAGAGCTTGGGTACTTGCTGGATGACTTTATCAGAATGAACACGGCTCCGTTAGCTGACCCACTTGCCAGTCCTGAAGGGTTCAAGGAAATCAACTCCTTCTCTATTATAGACCTGCTCAACGAACTGGGTGAGCTTGGGTTCATGCCCGGTGATGAGATACACGCCACTGGAACGAACTTAGCCAAGAGCATACACGCAAGACTTGAGAAGATATTTTCAGAGGTTGATGACAAGAAGAAGATGAGAGCTAACGCAGAGGCTATTGAACAGATCCGTTCTATCCTATGGCACATCAACTCTGACCCTGACATCATGACACGCTATGAACTGGAAGCCAGCGTACGAGGTGAGTACCAAATCTTTGGAGAGAGTGGACAGCTCGTCAGTGAGATAGCAAGAGCCAGTAGGTTTAAGACCTACGTCATCATGCGTCGTGTCCTGTCATACTACAGCAAGTTAACCGGTATGACTGATGCTCAGATGAATAAGAAGTTCGGTACTAACTTCTCCAGTAACCCCAACGATGCCATGCTCAACATGGATAAGGTTGAGACACCATTCCGACAACAAGCTAAACAGACAGCCAAAGAGATTAGAGAGGGTGAGACTGGGTACACATGGTTTGGAGCAGTAGGTAGAATCGGTACCAAACGTGTTGGTATCATACCTCACCTTAAGTCATTCCTTAAAGACAAATCTCTCAGCTCCCAAGACGCTGAAGCCATACAGACTAAGATTGATGAGCTAGAGAAGGTCGTTAAGTGGATGGAAACAGGCTCTGAGACAGAGTTAAAGGGTGAAGCTAAGTATGAACTAGGCAGGTTCAAGGGGATAACAACTCTCCGTGATGAGTTTACCGACGAGCAGAGAGCAGCAATGAGAGAGGAGTGGAAGAAGGCAGGTGGTGTATGGTTCTTTAAACCACACGCAGTCTTTGACATCATTGACAACTCCCACAACGTATTGCAAGCAGGAGCTTATGAGATTATACCAGCCGATCCAAAGAACGAGTGGAGAGTCCGGTTATCACAAGATGGTGGGAAGACTGGGCCTGTCATATTACTGACTGACATAGAGTCAGAGTTTGTGACAAGGAATCAAGGCAAGGGTACACCAGCTCAAGGTAAGAAGTATGCTGTCAAGAGCTTTACTAAAAACATTGCCCTCTACACCAAGGCAGAGATAAGAAGCATCATTGATAACAAGCTCATCCCTGGTCGAGCACCGGTCAATGAGTTCTTGGAAGCTCAGAAGAAGAAGAAGAACGCACGCAAGAAAAAGTACGCTTCCCTTATATCAGAGATCAAACGGCTGTCTGGTAAGAAGCGTGACGCAACAACCGCCAAAGCATTCAAGAGTTTGGAAGCCAAGCATGGCAAGTGGGAGTTCAAGATAGCCATGTCTATGGTTGAGAATGAGATGGTTAAGACAGCAGATGCTAAGGCACGTCAAGCAATGCTCATGGAGATGAAGCGAGAGAACGCAGAGGAGGCAGAGCGTGAGAGGATAGCTGAAGGTGGTAAGCCACAAGGTATCAAGAAAACATTTGCCGTACAGTCAGAGTTCACGATAGGTGATGAGAGTGAGATAGATAAACCACAGGCACAGCGTGAAGAGGAAGGTCTCACCGAAGAACCTATCCAGCCTAACACTGACTTTGAATTAGGACAGGACACATCTCAGGCAGCAGTTGACCAGAACAAGACGTTCAACGGTACGCCTACTGACAAGAAGGGAGAGAAGCATCCTACCAACGTGGCTAGGTTTGAGTCACGCAAGCTGAAGATGTACAAGAAGGTGGTTAACTTCTTCCTTCAGGACAGCGACGCTACCATGGACTTCTTAGGTAAGTGGGTTAAAGGTGGGGAGGAAGAGATCAAGAAGATGCAGGGTGAGGTTGCACCGGCTAGCAAGACTGTTATGGACATGGTCATTGAGACTGCCATTAAGGACAAGAACTATGTCAAGTTGGCACAGCTCAAAGGATTCCAAGTACAGAACATTATCAGTCAAGAAGTCTTGAAGGAGATGAAGCGACTATACCCTGACCTATCGTTGGATGAGCAGAAGAAGAAACGCCTTGAGTGGATGGATTACATGAACGATTCTGGTGAGGAAATCATCCTTATCCCAGGCAACACCTTACAATACACGGTGTCTGACAAAGGCATTCGCCATCCTTACGAGGCGGGTGAGAAGCGTGTTCACGGTGAGAGAGATGCCAACGTTAAGAGGCTTACGGCATTGTACACGTTAAGGCATGGTAAAGAACCAACAGCTCAACAGAAAGCTGTATGGAAACACCACAGACCAGGGTTGGCTTATTTCAGTATGCTGACACCTGCCTTACAGAACATTATTCTATGGAACAAGGCTAACGTTGAGGACACCATTTTCTTCGCTGCCACACCTGACGTACTGACCAGAGCTGACAACGTTAACAACAGAGCGGCCGGTTACTCACCGCGCATGTTCTACAAAGACGCAGAGAGCATGAACTCTAGCAATGGTGTATCACAGACCATAGGCTCTCAACGTGTCGCTGCTCGTAAGATGAGAACGTATGCAGAGTTTGCTGAAGAAACAGGTGGAGCTCTTAAGCCTGTTAAGAACTACGCTGCTAGCGCAGGTTGGTATACCAAAGAATATCTTATTCGTATCCACCAACAGAGCATCATTGAGCAGTTCAAGGGTGTACGTAATGCATCCAGTGACCATGACATAGCTGTCATCACCTACACGGAGGATGTTAGGACTCTATCAGAAGCTCTCGGGTACAAGTCACCTGCTGACTTCCTTGTTGACCAAGGGTATGATCGTATGGACAACGCTCAAGGACTGACAAAGCATTGGAGAGGTAAGTTCCTTCGTCCGTGGGTACACCGTAGCGTCCGGCACACTATCAACAGGTTCTATCTTGAACCACAGGAGAGGGTTGGAGTCATAGCTGAAATAAATAAGTGGGCGGGTAGGATGAAGCGATTGATTATGATGATGCCTCACCAATTCGCCTTACAGATTACCTCGTCCTCTTGGTTGTGGGGTGAAGGTGACGCTGGTGAGAAGATGAAGAAGGCATGGGTCAATGGACTAGAGCCTATGTTTAATCCTGTCAAGATAGCTAAGGGCATGAAGCTTGGTAGAGACAGGCTGGAAGATCCGTTTAAAGGACAGTCGGAGGACTACGAACAGAATGTTATAGACCAGAAGCTCCTAGAGTTATTCATCCGTCATGGACTACGAGCCATGAACCAGAGCTGGATGCAGGAAGCTCTCTTTGACACAGAGAAGTACGCTAAGCACCCTATGGATATGAACAAGCGTGAGAAGTATGAGGAGCTTGTCTTTGGTAAGGGTGGGCTGGACAACTATATCTTTGAGCAGTACATGGGCAAGGCTATCTATCGATACGCACAAGCCATGATGAACAGGTTTCAGAAGCAGAACTCTAAGCTGACAGACGACGAAGCCGCACAGCTCGCCGTTAAGTTTGTCAACGATACCTCCGGTACTCTACCCAGCTACATCTACGGATCAGAAGGACAGTGGTTACAGTTCGCTTTGTTTGCTCGTGACTTCACCATGAACTTTGACCGACAGCTCACAGGTGGTGCGTATGGACTCATGCCTACTGCTGTAAGGGACAATCTCTACAAGATGCATCCCAACGCTAAGATACTCAACCCGCTGTTCCATGGGGAGTCTACGACAGCAGAGATGGTGTTCCTTTCACCTTGGTACCGTAAGCATCTCGCCTACACGACTGCTATTAAGGTAGGGTTGTTTGCTATGCTCCAGTTTGCCTTGTGGCATCACAGACCTGAGGATGAGAGGGAAGAGAAGGACAAGTGGATGTGGTTCAATGAGGTGAGCAAGAAGGCATCGATCAAGATGCCAGGCATAGGCCCTGATGACCATGACTACTACCTTGACCCTATCATTTGGCGTGAGCTTTCCCAGTTCATGAACCTCTTACCAGAGGAGTACGGTGGAAGAGGGATACCGGGAGTGGCTGTGTCTAAGATGGCTGTACCACTGAAGCTTATCTTTGATGCGTGGGCTAACGAGGACTACATGGGAACACCTATCAGAGACCCCGGTGCTAACCCAGGCAAGAAACTGGCTCAACAACTGTGGTATTCTGTCAAGCAGGTGCAACCATCAGCATACAAGAGGCAACCAAAGGAACTAGGAGAGAACATACCAGCTCGTGTTGGTCAGGTGTTCGGTGTTCCTACCAAGCGTAGCGCGTACCCAAGAGGTACAGATGCGAAGGAGATGCGTGACCTTAGGAAACGACAGGCAACAACGACCTTCAAGAGAGGGAAGATCAGAGGGGATGTGAAGAATGCCTCTATGGATCAGCTGGTAGACATGATGCTTGATGGGAAGATCGGTCAGGAGCAGTACAATAATGAGATCCTGCGCCGCAAGTTTACCCAAGGATACTTCATGAAAAGGAACTACAAACGACTGCTTCAAGATGAACTAAAATACGAATCTTTATATGGTGAATAGTATTTGACAACGTTACGGTCCGGTGTTAATATCATTACACCATGAGATGCAACATAACAAATCCTATCCCAGCTCGTCACTTCCTCGACGGGCTTTTTTTATTTGGGAGGTCCTCTCATGGGTATAAAAACGTAAGGTCGCAAGCCTTACACCTCCCGCCATTTCAGAAAGGATGTCATGCTAGAAATCAGTAACAACTCCACCAGCATCTATCGCTCCTGCCAAAAGAAGTACTACTGGAATTACATCATGGGACTCAAGCCCTACAAGAAATCTACCGCACTCACACTAGGATCAATCGTTCACTCCGCATTTGATATGTACTACAGTGGGTTCTCTGAGGTTGAGGTAATGCAGTGGTTAGGAAATACCATTGACGAAGAGATTGCCAAGGCATCACCAGAAGAATCCGAGGGGTTAGTGATAGTAAAGTACACGGCTCTTGCCATGTGGTTGAGCTACCCTAAAGACCTGTCGATATTTGAGGAGATTAAACCAGAGGTTGAATTAAAGGTTGAACTAATCCCAGGAGTAAAGGTAGTTCTGAAGGTTGATGGGCTCATTAAACAAGAAGGCAAGCATTGGATAAGAGAGCTCAAGACAACCGGCATGTCGTTCCCGCAATTTGAGAACCGTTGCAAGTCATCCCCGCAGTGTTCCCTATATACATGGGCTGTCCGAAAGACTGGCATCCCAGTTGAGGGAGTCGTCTACGATTTCATTAAGAAACCCCTCCTAAGAAAACGAGTCAATGATACCCAAGATGATTTCGGTAAACGCATAGTTGATGACATGAAAGAAAGACCGGAGTTTTATTTCAAGCGTCATTACTCTTATCGTTCCGACGAGGAATTAGATTTGTTTGAAGCTGACCTCATTGAAACAGCCAAGGATATGTTGGTAAGGTTTAAGTCTGACGTATGGTATCGTAACACTGATGCTTGTTGGAACTTTAACTCTGCCTGTCAGTACATGCCTATCTGTTTCTCTAAGAAACCAGATGAATTAACCATCAATGTTTATTATGAAAAGAAACCAATCAACCCAGAGAAGGGAGGAGTACCATGTCAGAAGAGCAAGTAGTACCAGATGCAGTACACGTTGAAGCAACAGAGACAGTTGACTCAGGCGAGACAACTATCATTGGAGACCCTGCACCTACACCTGACCAGCAGGTAGCAAGTAAGGCAGACGTTGACGCTGTACTTGATGCAGTAATAGAACTAACAAAGGTAGTCGCTGAGAACACAAAGGAAAGTTCTAAGTGGTTTAGAGCTGGTAAGATGGGAGGAGTATGAACATAAAAGATGAGTGCAAACCAATAGGTAGTAAGATTGACAGAGGTATTAGCATGACAGTATTTGCTAACCCTGGCATTGGGAAGACAACCTTTGGCTCAGGTCACTACGTCCTGAACTTGCAGAAGATCATGGCTAACGGAACAAGCGTAGAAGATGCAATGAATGACATCTATCGTTCCATCAGAACGAAGGAGTTGCCGTTCAAGTACATTGTTCTTGATAATGTGAGTGAGTTGTGCGATCAGTTAGTGAACCACTACACCACGTCAAGGAACAAAGACTTCCCGGAGATACGTGAGCATGGAGACACGGCTTACAAGTTCAGGGAATGGATACACAACTGGCGTGACCTCGTGGAGATGGGTATAACTGTTGTGTTCAATGCATGGGAGCAGGACTACGACGTTGCTGTGTCGGACGGTAACGTTGCAACACGCACTTGCCCTAAGGTTGGTAAGTCTAACGTGCCAAGTATCTGTGGACTATGTGACATCGTCGGACACTTAGAAGTCCACGAGAAATCGGGTAAGCGTTGGCTAAGGATTGGGCCAAGCAGACAGTACGTAACAAAGAGTCAGTTCAGTGGGTTAGAGGATGGTGAGGTCGCCGACCTACCGTCAATCATTAACAAAGTAATGGAGTTTGATTACTCAAGGGGGGATAAAAAAGATGCCAAAGTTACCACCACCGTCGGAAGGAAACACGATAGTACCAAGCGGGACCTACAAGGTTCAGCTAAATAGTTTTGAGCATGGATTAGCAAAGACAGGGACACCACAAATCTGTTGGAAGGCTAGTATCGTGGAGCCTGCAGATCATCTTGGTGTTACAATTGTAGACTACACAGCCATGACAGACGCTGCAGTTTGGAGAGTCTCCAACCTCATCGGAGGTTTCGGTCTTAACTTCACACCTAATGTCGATACATCAACACCGTACTTCGACCAGCTCTGCCAGGCATGTATAGGCCGAACGGCATACTGGAGAAACGAGGTTGGAAAAGATAAGAATGGTAATGACCGGAACAACATCAAGAACTTCGAGGTTGATAAAGACCAAGAGGTTGTTGACTTCGCCGAGGAGAAGGATGCAGCAGCACCAGCTCAGTTCGAGGACTAATCAAGAGGGGTGGCTAATACCGTGGGCTCGGAAGGAGTATAATCGGCAGTCCCACCCCGACCAGGAGACACATGGCTAAAAGACAATTCGATACTAAAAAGTTTGAAGATC